ACTGTTCTTCCGTTCCGCAAACCGCCCGCTGGGCTCCTTTTGCTCCACTCACGGACAAAGACCGCTCGGGTGTTGCACACTCCCGTGCAGATCAATCCACAACTCCCAACACCACACTCAGGAACCTTCCCGCCTCGCAAAGCCTCACGGTGCCCTTCCTGGGTGTCCTCTCCACACTCCCCAACACTCGCTGAAGCTATGCGGGTGTTTCCCCAAACCAAGGCCAACTCGTGCCTATACTCACGGTGGTACAGGTGCGATAAAGCTCGCATTAAGCAGCCTCTAGAATTTCTATGCATGTGTTGCATATGTAAGGTGGGTATTCCTTTCGTGTTATATATCGTTTCCTACATTCTGCACACTGTTCAGGACGTTTGTTAATCAATTGTAGTCCATAAGGTTCTTGTGTAACCTTATTAGCTACATACTTTGATGAATCAAACTGATTCACAAAGAAGTATCTCACTGCATCTACTGCATGGTCATGTATACCATCCTTCAGAGGCTCGTCCTTTGGAGTATCATCTTTATTAGTCGTATATGTGTAGCCATAGAAGGATCGTATAGTCTCAGTACAATTCTTAGTTACTAGAAATCTACGCTTTCCGTTAGCGTTCTTTATCCAAGAACGTACCAGTGCTAAACCTGGGTTAATCTTAGATCCCTTGTTTATAACTGTTAAGTTATGAGGGTCCATCCGGAGTACATCAACAGGGGATATCCCACTCACTAGTTCGTCGGCATTTCCTGCTGGATCACAGTATATTGCCTTAAGGTCCTTTCGTTTTATACCATGTTTCCCTAACGTTGCATACATCTTCTGAATGATATAATCAAGCTGTTTCCTAGCAATATATACCTCGTCGAAGCATATAACCTGGTTTCCTGAAATATTAACAGCAAAGAAACAGAGAGCCGAGGGATTAGCATATCCAAAGTCCATACCAATATAAATGCTGTACTTGTCTGAGTAGGTAAAGTCTTCTATGATATTGTGTTCATTGAAGTCTGAGTATACCTGACCTGCACTAGTAATAAACTCTGCAAGGTATTCCTGTTTATATTCTATCTCAGAACTTTGTTCTTTAGCTGCATTAATTTCAACCTCGTCCATAAGGGGGTTAAGTTCAGATATCCATTTGTATTTGCTCCAGGAGTCTGAGTCTTGATAGAGTTTATGGAACCAGTTATAACCATTAGGTGTCGAGAGTAATACAGCTCTTCCCTTACGGTCTGACAGAGAAGGTCGCAGGACTTTACCCCATATATCTCGTCCAAAGGCACATTCATCAAATATTACAAGTGTGAGGCCCCTTCCTCTTAAGGAGTCAGGGTTGTCTGAGCCCTTAAAGTAGATGCACGACCCATTTATAAAGGTTATTTTGCATTGTGTATGGTGAATAGACTCTATTGCTGGCTTAAGTGCTTCCTGGAATAGCATGAATGTTTCAAATCCTATCTCTCTAGCTTCCTTATATGAAGGTGCTACCCAAAAGACTAGTCTATTTTCCTGTTCTAAACAGTGTTTTATGACCTCACTTATACAGGCATGAGTCTTCCCCACACGTCTCCCGCCCACAATAAGCCTAAATCTACTAGTATCTAGATGAAATAGTTCTTGGTAGTGGTGTGGGGCGTAATCTAATTCGATTTCCACTTAAATGTTAACGATCCTTTGACCTCAGTCTTTCGGTCTTCTAGTTTGTCAATATGTTCTAGGAGTATTTTGAGATGTGCGGCACTTCCCTTTTTAGCCTCAGATAAACCAGTCTTATAAAGTTCTGGTAGACTATTCTTTAATTGCTCTTTAGCGTCTAAGATACAAGCATCTAAGAATTGGTAGTTGCGTCTCCACATAGAAATAGTTGTGGCGTTTACGCCTACCTCATTGGCTATCTCTTTACACCTAAGTTCTCCAGTACCAAATAGTTTGATGGCTTTTCTTTGTTTCGGAGAGAAATTATCTCCGACGGTAACACCACGGTTACCTATTCCGTTCTTGGTCATATTGCACTCCTAAGTAATCTTTGAACTATAGACGGTCGTCTATATGTTCGGTCCTCCTAAAGTGAATGATTTAAGAGGCTGTTAAGGGCTGATATTATCCAGCCTAGTTAATTCTACTTAACTTGTAACTTCCGTACCCATAAGTCAATTAAGAGCAGTTTCATCATGTTGTCCTTAGTATCCTTCGGCATATCTTCTACAAATTGTGTCACATTTCGTGGGTTAAAATCCTTATCCAAATAAGGATCATCAATGTTAATTTCATCGGTTACATCACTTATAGTAAACTTCCAAGCATTGTTACCAAATTCATCCTCTACCAGTGGTATATTCTCATTCTTATCACTCATTTTACTTGTCCTTCATATCCCATATGTTTAAAATACATTCCTTTCATAGTGTCAATTAATTCATCCTCGTAAATCTCTTTTATTACTAATGAATCATGCACAGGGTAAGTCTTTATACCTTTTTTTGTAAAATGATCCATTACATCACTAATAATGTCCGAGTCTTTCCGTTGTAATTCTATACCTATTCCTGTAAAAAAGTACTTAGCTATTTCAGGGTGTGCTCTTTCAGTCATTTCAACCAGGTCTTTAACTTTGTAGCCCGATATCCGTAAATCATGAGAAAGTGTCTCAGAATGGCTTATTTCCTTCTTTATTGTCCAAATTGCCTTATGTCGTTTCTTTGAATTATACATAACATTCATTGTTTTCTTAAAAAGCTCTCTGTTTTCTGCTTTATTGTCCATACTAAGGTATGGGTCTGCTTTAAAGTCCATACCTACCATGTTATATAGCATTCTAGCATGCATAGAACTATAATCAACCTCACGCGTCTTTTCACCATCATCCAGTATTGTTGCCCTATCTCCGGCATTATATGCCTGGTGTTGTGCTCCGTAAGCTCTACCACCAAAGTCAAACTCATCATTGTATACCCTGTATATTCTACAGTCAATTTCAATGTTTAAAGGGTTTTTGTACGAAAAGATCTTAGTAATGGATGTCTTACTACTAGATACTAGGTCATTATACTCATACAGTCGGGTTCTACCCGTTCTGGTGTATTCTGTGTCTGGGTAATCAACTAGTATTTTTTCTTTCTTTAAAAGAATTGGATCAGTATACATGCGTTTTGTGGGGGCAACATATATTAAGTCATCCAAAAGGTCTCTCAATTTAACAGTAGGCATCATTGTAGGATAACGGTTGTTTTTAGGATAGGTTCTATTGTAAATACCTGCGGTATTGTCAATATAGCCAAGTCTAACCAATTCATCAATCATAGGTACAAGTAAGTCGTATTTAAAATGTAACATTCCATACCTTTTATGCATAGTATAGTTGTTTCTGTCACGTGAGTAAGCCACACGTTTTCCTTTTCTGCTACCTTCTAACAAATTCATTATTAAATTGATTAAAGTTTCCTTTCTCCTCGATATCTTATACTTTGGTATAATCTCACAAATCTCCTGCCATAACTTTTCAGCTAGATGTCTTACTTCTGGGCCTCGGTTAGTAACCCTAACATCAAACAAATGAGTTATGTACTCTTCTGAGTCAGCTTTAAGCAGTTTGCAATTGTTCATTTTTGTTGTTTACCCTTGTTACCTTAGTGTTTTTGTGCTGAAGTATTAATAGTTCCGTTGGTTGAGAGGCTGTCCTACAATCTATGTATGTGTATCCTGGTGTATTTACCTTGAGGGCTGTTAATAGTGGGTATTTCTTTATATTGTTTTTTATATGTTCCTGCACATCTTCCGGTGTAATTCCGTCAACGGTAAACTCTGCCCCACGTCCATATTTCATTTGGTTATATTTCTCGCCCTTTGTATATTCTTGCGGTAAGTAGCCTCTAAAGCTGTAACGTTTAGTCAGTCTTCCTCTTTTGTGCCAGGTGTTAACGTGTATGGGTGCTTTTAGGTTCTTTCTTAGTTGTTGCAGCGTCAGTATTAATCTGTCGTCTACTAAATATATTGCCTCTTTTCCAAGTCTTTTCAATATATCCTCCGGTATAAATTCAGCAATACTAAAGTTCTTCGTTAATTGTATGTGCATTTGCTATCTCCACTGTTTTTTCAGCACGGTAACGTGTTATCTTTCCTTTTCCTATTTCTGTTGCTATGTTTGTTATCTCAATTCCTAACATGGTCATTATATCATTTGCATTTTCAGTATCATTAACATTTGTTTCCATATTTACTACAATATTTAAACCTTTAATAACCACGTTTGTACTTACTCCACATTTTTGTAATTCACTCATTAATTTCTCCTGTAATATTTCCATTTGCAATCCTCACTAGTTCCTGCATATCTGCATTTTCCTGTGTTAATAAATCTATACCTCTGTAACCTAGGGTGTGCCATTTTTCACAAACTAAGCAACTAGTGCTCGTGTCAAAACAGTTTAATTCTGTTTTTCCTGTAGTAGCTAGTTGGTACATTATTTTATCTAAGTTATCGTCAATTAGTTTCTTTGCATCGTCACATCCAGTACATTCAGTTTTCATTTATTTCTTACCTTTAGTTTCTTCTGGTAATCCTATGTCTCTAGTAAACTTCTCTCTCTCTTTTTTATCAGGGTAATATAATTTAATAACATAATAACAAAACTTTAGTATAATACTTTTAAACATTTATTTAGCACAAAGTATAAATATAAAGGCCCAAAAATAATACAATCCTAGTACACATAATATTTTAAGCATTTGGTGTTAGGTATGCGTTTCCTTTTCGCTTAGTTTCTGGTAGTTCAAATATAATCTGTGCAATTATACTTGTGCCACATTTTTCACAGACTTCAAACTTACCTTCGGTTAATTTATTTACTTTTGCGTAGTACTTCCCAGTTTCAATTAAATGCTGCACCCTTTTTAAAGCATCTACTGCTAATTTTATACATGTTTTACAATCAGTCATATTCCCTTTAATATATAGGTTTTTCATCATTTATATATAATATATACCTTATAAGGCAAAAAGCAAGTTAAATCTATATTTATCTTATAGTTATATATACACCGCAGCCATGTTTTAAATCCAGCTTTTACAAAACTATCTCAAGCTCCAAGTGTTAAGTGCATTGTTCTATACAAACTTATCAACTCATTTCTTTCTTCAACATTACTTGTTTTAAGTAGTTCAAAACCAGTTTTATCATCATAAGTATTGACCTTATCATGGCATCTATCACAACCTTTTCTCTCTCTCATACTTTGGCCCTTATGCCCTAACAATCTACATACTAAATACATTTATCCCAACCTCACTCTTAACCCACTCGTCGGGTGAAGGAACTTGCTGGCACTATTAACACCAAGTCTATTATAAACTAATTCAATACCGTTTGGCATTAAAGTATTTAGTAAATCATCACCTCTTTTCTCATAGGTTTTAGACCTGTTATCTAACATTAGTGAAGTCACTACTTTATTAATATCGTGCTTTATACTCGTCGTACCTATTTTAATATTACTCAAAGTACGTGCTGCTGCAATTTCAGTTATTGCTTGATCGTCTGCAAGGTCCCTAAATATAATTCCTAAAGAGTAATTAATTTCTGCTTCCTTAATAAGCACCATTTGTGCGTTAAACTTTCTCTTAGAAATTCCACTCTCATATATTTCGGAGTACCTTTCACTTTCCTGTTCTACTAAAAAGATGTCTATTTTAGCACGAGCAATCTTTAAAGCTTGCTGTGTTTTTACAATACTATACTCAGTAGCCGAAAGGTTACTAGCGTCATAAACATCTTGTGGTACTGCAAAAGGTATTGAGTCAAAAAAGCTAGTTATAGCAAAGAAGGGTTTACCCTTCTCCCAGTCTGCACCCTCCACAGCCTCTGACTGTGTACCTTCTACACTTGAAGTAGTATTATTAAATGCTATCTTATACCACTTTGTAGTATCTAAAACAATAGAGTCTATTACTTCTTGGCCAAAACTATAAGTTAAAGTTTGGTCGAGTGTAAAAGATCCTGTTTCCGTAGCTGATACATATAGTTTTACCTGATCACTGTCGTTATCATCTGGTAAACCTAGTGTAAGTTTAGCTGTTACTGTTGCCATTTAAATCTCCTTATGATTCTGATGGTAATATTAATTTTGTCCAAGGGTTATTAGAGGGTCCTATGACGTACAAGTTAGCTACATAATATAATATTTCACCTGCTAACAATTTAGGTCGTACTTGTGTTATCTCATATAGTTTACCATCCCATACTAAGTCCCATATCGTGCGTCTTATTCTTCCAGTGTCACTAAAAAGTGTAACTCTGCTCATAAAGAAATCAGGTCTAAAATATAATCTTCTAATATCTCTATCCACATCCTCTACAAATATTTCATCCTCTACATTCCTGGGTAATCTATCATATGTTATCTCGTCTACAAATACCTCAGTGACTTGCACAGTAGGTAATTCAAACCCTGATTGTCCTAAAACGTTACTTTCTTTTATAGGATCGCAATTTCTTATAGTTACAGATGTTCCTAAATCTTCAAAGGCTTCTAAATATCCTGATGTATTAGCTCCAATAAATCCACTTGCAAAAAAGTCTACATTCTCGTCAAAAGCTGATACAGTAGGTACTTCATTTGGAAATGCACTATTGGTAATTCTTTCTTGCCATACAGCAGTTTTTAATTTATCTTCACCTTCTAAGTCATCACCTTCACCAACCATATACGAAAATCGTACATCATTTAAAAATCCTGCAAAAGACTTATTTTCGTCAAACTCTCTAAAGAAATTGCACGACGTAGCCACCTGGTCGTCTCTCGTGTTTATCCTTTCCCAATCTGATTCAACGTAGGTTCCTGAAACTCCAGTAGTAGTTTGTAATCTCTTAGCATATACTCCAGCAATTCCACTTGCATCATTATAAGTAGCAGAAAGTATAAATCCAGCGTCTTGAGTTCCCAAAACACTTGATCTAACATAAGGTGTGTCATTTTGAGGCTCGTCAATGTATGTGGTAGCTCCTGTTGGTAAATCAGGTGCAGTAAATACCCAATCATCACCGCCATTAGTTGATAGAGCATATTCAAATGTACAATTCTTTGGATCTGCTTCCTCGTTATCACCGTACACAACACATAAATTATCAAATCCATCAACATCAATCCCTATATCATTAAAAGAAGTTCCTGAAGCTATAGGACTATTAAGTGTTATATAATTTACATCCTCTGAAGTAAAGAATCCAGAGGACAAAACATCTAACTTTGCATAAGTTAATACTTCAGGGGTGTCATCAGTAGCACCAACAAAATGGTGCACTCCTTCCGTTGAAACAACGTCAAACTTTGATTTAAATGTTCTTGCATCACCCACAGGTGCTAATGATCCAATAATACTTGCACCTGGTATAGTACCTGAATCAACATTAAAATCTAGTTCTAGTAATCGTGGGTAATGTGGCTGAGTAGGGTTTGTTCTATCGTCTATAAACCAAAGGTATGCTCTTGTATTAACATCACCTCTAAGAAGACAATAAGCATCTTGGAACGTTTCATCAAAGTTATTCCAATCATCAAAAGTGCTAACATTCCAATAATCATATACATCACCGCTACCTATTTCTTTTATTGTTAAAGAATACTTTCCAGTAGATCCTTGCTCTGCTCCAATAGTATAAAGTCCATTATCAATATGATCTTCTAAGGATATTGAATGGCCAGGAATAACAGTATTAGCAAAATCTCTATCTACATCAAAGGATGATACTCTCGTCCAGGTAAAACCATTGTCAATAGAAGTCATTATAATTCCACATGCTTGATGGTCTTTCCCCGACTCAGCTTTACCTGTTCTAATAAAAGCTCCATATAATATACCTTGATCAGTTCTCTTAAACCCTCTTAACATAGAACCTGTTCCTATATTTAGGACTGCTCTACTATTTGCATTATTGGTAAGTATTGCAGAGTCTTGTAAGTTTACATTTAAATGTGCCATTTATAATCCTATTAAAAAAGGTTCATCATTACTAGGCTGTTTATTAATAAGTGATTTCTTCATCAACTCTCTCTGTCTAATTAAAGCCATTTGATTAAACAATCTAATCCTTCTATTTCTTCTAGCTGATGTTAAGGCCATAACATCAACTGTATTAGTTCCTACTAAACCCATTGCATTATTCAATCCTGAATTAGTAGTAATTCTTGATTGAATTATAGCATCAGAATAATTAGCCACCCAAAACATATTAGTATCACTGGTTAATGTATCGTCTCCACGAGCACCAACTTGTACACTATTGGTATAAGTTTTATTTCCTAATGCATAAGTATCTTGTGTGGCGTAAGTTACTTCTACACCGTCTATAAATATCTTTAATGTAGTCCCATCTTTTACAAAATGTAATGTATAATCTACACCATTTGTTAATGTTTCTGTTGAATCAGCCATGTCTGTAACACCGCCAACCTCAAAATTAAATCTTAATACACCAGTATTTAATATTGCACAAAACATTTCATTATTTACATCATCATTCTGCCCCCATAATATATGGGTTGCCCCAACGGTTGCGGTTACCTTGAATTCAAATGTGTGTTTACTAGCGTTAGTAAAAGCAGGTGTTAATCCAGTTGTATCTATAAAGTCATTAGTACCATCAAACTTACATATACCTAAAGTTGCATCATATCCAAAACCCGCACCCATATTTGTAAATGTTGCGTCAAAACTGCCATCTGGAAATCCTGGCATTTCTCCAGAATTCTGATCAACAGTTCCGTTTCCTTGCTTCCATGCATTAAAAGCCAAAACCATTTGTACATTAGCATTGTCCCATGTTCCTATTAGTGCCATTTATCTCCTACGTTTAAATCTATGAGGAGCACCCGAAGGTGCCCCTCTCAGATTATTATCTAACCGTCTATGTCATCATGAATTTGTACACCAAAGTCAGATGCTATTACAGCTGCATCTCCTGAGTACCAAGCCATGAGATCCATAGCTCTAGCAGTTACATTATCATCAACATCTATTCCTAGATCTTGTAAAAATGCGTATCCTACAGCTTGTGGACTAAACATAAAGTTCTCATAAATTGTACCTGCTCCCAGCGTCGCTGGAATCTTTGTACTTATGAAAACACTCACACCATAAGGTGCCCCTACAAATCCATTCAATGATGGAAAACCAGGTGCAAATCCCTCGACTATTTGTTGACCAACAGAAGCGAATGCACTTGCATCGTCCAAGTCTGCTACTAATTTAGCCCAACTTGTTGGATGGTAAACCGCCCAATAAGGTTTAGGTGCATTAGCAGCTTCTAAGGTAGATATTGCAGTCCTAAAATCGGCAAGGTCAGTATTTGCAGGAGTAGTACCATTATCATTAATAATAGTGTCCAATGTTCCTGATCCAGACATACTGTCTAGAATAAGTCCATCTTCATCTTCTGCGAGTTGCTTCATTATGTTAGCTTACGGTTCTTGTTAGATTATTAACGTAAGATCGGACTGTATATCGCGGGGTTCTCCCGTCCCTTGTCAGTCTCTCGGGCGTATAGTTTATTGACGCCACGGTCTGCACCATCTCTGGTCTTTAACCGTTATTCGGGTTATGCAATAGAGAATTCCTTCTCTAAAGGGCAAGTATGTCTACCT